GCCGGGATCTCTGGGACGGCGCGATGCTGGCGATGAAGCAGCCGGAGAACAGCGACCCGATCGGTATCGGCCGCGTCGCCTTCAAGTACCTGCCGCATCTGCTGGGCGGCACGCTGCTGATGATCCTGCCCTCCGGCCGCTTCATCTTCTACCGCAACATCCGGCAGGAGGAGGTGCCCGTGCTCGACGACGACGACAAGCCGACCGGCCGCTTCACCGTCGAGATGATGTTCTCGCGCAGCTACGGCCGCATGAAGCTCTGGCCCGGCATCTTCGTCGAGAACGCGACGCAGGCTACCGCTGCGGACTTCCTGCGCGGCACGCTGGTGCGGCTGGAGCAGCGCGGCCACTACACGCGCCTGCACACCCACGACGAGATCCTCGTCGAGTGCGCGCAGAGCAATGCGGACTATGTCTCTGAGCACCTGCACAGGATCATGTGCGAAGGGTTCGACTGGAGCGAAGGCCTGCCGCTGATGTCGGCGGAGCAGGCGGGTTACTACTACACCAAACACGAGGAGACAGGACTATGAGGACGATCATCGCACTGCTGCTGCTGACCACCACCGCGTTCGCGCAGGGCACGCTGACGCCTGCCGATCGCAGCATCCCCTATCCCGACGTCGTGCAGCGCCCGAGCGACGAGGCGATCAAGCGCGCGTTGCTGCGCGCCTACGAGCGCAACGGCTACAGCATGGTCGGCGGCATGCGCTCGATCGATATGAGCAACGACGACTACAAGCTCGATCGCCCGGTGAGCACGAAGAAGGGGGATCGCAAATGATGCACGGCTACGACGGCGAAACCCTCGCGAGCGCTCGCCAGCGGTTGCAAGCCAGCCTCGACGAGGGATTGTTCTGCCCGTGCTGCGGCCAGTACGCCAAGCGCTACCGGCGCAAGATGAACTCCGGCATGGTGCGGGCGCTGATCAACATTTACCGGCACGGCTACCGGGGCAGCTTCGAGTGGGTCTACATCCCCAACCTGTCGGCAAAGTCGCGCGAGGAAGGCAAGGTCGCCTATTGGGGCCTGCTGGAGGAGCGCCAAGAGCCGCGCGAGGACGGCGGCAGGGCAGGCTGGTGGCGCGTCACCCGGAGTGGCGAGGCGTTCATCCTGTATGGTCTGCGGATACCCAAGCTCGCCGTCGTCTACAACGGCGAGTGCATCGGCTTTGACCGCACCGAGATGGTCAACATCCACGACTGCCTCGGCGATAAATTCGACCTGAATGAACTGCTGAGGGGACGATGAGACAGAAGAGCGAGCTGCGCCCCTACCAGAACCGCATTGCCGACCATCTCTACGCCCACGATGAGGCGCTCTGCGTCGTGCGCCCCGGCGGCGGCAAGACGGTGTCGGCGCTGACCGCGATCGAGGAGCTGATCCTCGACAAGGTGATCCGCCACGCCATCATCATCGCGCCGAAGCGCGTCGCGCGCTCGGTGTGGCCCGACGAGATCGAGCAATGGGCGCACGCGGCAGGCCTGACCTATCAGGTGCTGAAGGGTGGCCCGATGGAACGCGACATGCAGCTGCGATCGGCGCACCAGTACCAGCTGACGATCGTCGGCATCGACATCGTGGGGTGGCTGCTGGAGCAGCTCGAACGCTACGCCGACGACCACTGCCTGTTCGACCTGCTCGTGATAGACGAGGTCAGCAAGCTGCGGGATCCGACCGGCAAGCGCGCCAAGATGCTGGCGAAGCAGGCCAAGCGCTGGCGCATGCGCTGGGGCCTGACCGGCACGCTGCGCCCCAACAGCGCGCAGGATCTGTTCATGCCGGCGCGCGTCATCATGGACGGCAAGCTGTGGGGCCGCTCGTTCTACGACTGGCAGAAGAAGCACTTCTACCCGCTCGACCGCAACGGTTACAACTGGGCACCGCTGCCCGACCACGAAGACCAGCTAAACGCTGAGATCTCGCCTTGGATCGTAACCCTCGCCGACGACGAGATGCCGCAGCTGCCGCAGCTCTCGGTCATCGTCGACCGCATCGAGCTGCCGCCAGCCGCCCGTGCCAGCTACCACGAGATGGAAGAGCGCCTCGCGATCGGCGACATAGTCGCTGCATCCGCCGCCGTCGCCACCGGCAAGCTGGCGCAGATCGCCAATGGCTTCCTGTACACGGAGGAGGATGGCGCGCGCGGCACGTCTGTTGTTGTTCACGACGAGAAGACCCAGTGGCTGAAGGACATCATTGAGGAGGCGAGCGGCCCGACCATCATCATCTATGAGTTCCGCGAGGATCTGCGAGAGATCCGCAAGCTGCTCGGCGAGGATGTTCCGTACCTCGGCCCCGGCGTCATCGACAGCCGCAGCGAGGGCATCATCCGCAACTGGAACGTCGGCAAGATCCCATTCCTAGTCATGCATCCTGCTTCCGGCGGCCACGGGCTGAACCTCCAGCACGGAGGCAGCGATATGTGCTGGATGTCGCCGACGTGGTCGCCGGAATTGTGGGAACAAACCATCGCGAGGCTGTATCGTTCCGGCCAGACCCGTCCCGTCATGGTCCGCGTCTGCGTCGCTGCGAATACGGTTGACGTAATGAAGCTGAACCGCGTGCACGCCAAGATGAGCGCCCAAGAGGCATTCGAGCAGTACCTGCGTGACGCCCAATCGGAGAGGTCTCATGCTAATGAGCAACGATGCGTTTGAAGTTCATATGCTGTTTGCGTTGAAGAAGATAAGCCTTGCTCAATATCGGGCGCAACTAAAGGACTTGGGCTGGACCGATGACGAGATAGATGCTGCGCTGGACGACGACCAAAGCGACGACGAGGAAGTCGCACCGGAGCAGGACAAATGAAAAGCGACAGCGAACTACAAAAGTTGCGGTACGACAACAAGGAACTGCGCGAAGCGATAGACCGTCTGTTAAGCGAGCGATCAACCCGCATCGAGACGCTGGAGGCGGCGCTGCGGCGTGCCTATGGCTTCTTGCAGGACAAATCATTCATACCGGACAGTCTCACACGCGAATGCACAAAGGTGCTTGAAGAGATGGAAGCCGCACTCGCACCGGAGCAGGACAAATGAGCGAACTTGTGCAACGGCTGCGCGACTATGCCAGCAACCTTGGTGGTGATCCCGAGGACTATCTGACTTGGCAAGCTGCCGACCGCATCGAACAACTGGAGCAGGAATTGCGAAACATTGACTTTGCAACACTCAATCAGTGCGCCCGCATCGAGGCGCTGGAAGCGGCGCTGCGCAGGATGATCAATGATAGCATGTACAGGGACCACCCAGAGGCGACGGATATGGCCCGCGCCGCGCTGGGCGAGCCTAGGCCCGCTTCCTGACCGCCTTGGTCTCGCGGTCGATGAAGGCGCGGACCTTGTCGATCGTCTCCAGCGTCGGCGTCGACCCCATCTCCAGCCGGGAGATCAGGTGGCCGTTGTTAGCGGCCAGCAGGCCGAAGTTCGTTCTGTCGATGCCGGATAGCGCGCGATACGCCTCTATCTCGGCGAGCAGCTGCTCGGTGGCAGGGTGTAGTTTCTTCATAACCACTTCTTAATGGTTCAACCGCCATTGTGCCAGTCCTGCGGCGCAGCTAATCTGGGCCGTCACAACAGGAGCAGCCAATGTCCGTACCCGTCACGACAATCAATATCCACCACGTCGCCCGCCTCGCCGCCCGGTCGCAGCAGTCGCTCGGCGCGCCCGTCACCATCCGCTGCTGCGGGACCGGCGACCACGGCGACACCGAGGTCACGATCTACTTCGGTGATCAGGATCTCGCCGACCGGCTCGTCACCGCGATCAACCACGCCATGCGGCCGATGCCCGCGCCGCCGACGCCCTCGGATGAGTTCGCCGCCTACGACGCCGCCGCCGCCATCTACTCGTACAAGGGAGGAATGCGCTGATGGACTTCCTCGCAGGGTTTGTCACCGTCGCCCTGATGGCGGCGCTGGTCATGTGCATCGTCGCCACCATGAAGGAGGGCTGACATGAAGGACATCAGCCACACCCAGACGCCGGAGGTCAGGGCGAAACGCAAGCAGACGCTGATCGTGAAGCGCAACGACCCCGACTACGTCGAGACCGACGCCCGCCGGGCCGAGATGGAGAAGCTGCGTCGCGCGCAGCGCAAGCGCAATCTCGCCCGTATACTGGGGGTTAAGCGATGAACCGCATAGCCAAGGATCTCGGCAACCACTTCGAGCAGCGGCTGCGCCAGCTGATGAGCGACACCGCCGAGACCATGCTGGACGGCGACGTCGACGAGAGGGAGGCCGCCACCGTCATGCTGTCCATCCTGATGCAGGAAACGGCGCTGGGTGCCTGCTGCTGCAACCTGTCGCGGGACGCCTTCGCCGCGCTCTCGATCGAGGCGCACCGGCGGGCGATGCCGGAGGCCAAGCGCCGAGGCAAGGAGTACGCCAAAAGGCAGTGATGGCTAGGAAGCCACTGGGAAGACCGCTGGTGCCTAGACTGCTTGACAGGGCTGTCTGTTGGTCTATAAGGGGTGGCATCACAACAGGAGCCACCCCAATGCGCGTACAGATCCCCGCCTACACCGACCGCTGGATGATGGGCGACCGCTACGGCGACGTCGTCAAGATCTACTGGAGAAAAGGCCGCGCCAAGTGCGGCCCGGAGGATGCCGCCTACGAGGTGGTCAAGGTCAAGCTGGACAAGTCCGGCAAGACCCTCCCCTTCATGCTGCGCGACTGCACGGTGGTGTCATGACCACCGTCCTGACCATGATCCGCGACGACGGCGGCCGCAGGGCCGCCGGGTTCGGCGCAGCCGCCAACGACTGCGTCGCGCGCTCGGTGGCGATCGCCTCTGGGCGGCCCTACGCGGTGGTCTACGGCGAGCTGGCGGAGATCAACGCCAAGATGCCCAAGACCAAGGCGCGGACGCACCAGCGCTCGGCTGTTGGCCAGCTGACCGCCGATCGCGGCATCTTCACCGAGAGCGTCCTGTTCAAGCGCTACATGGCCGGGCTTGGCTTCACGTGGGTGCCGACCATGAAGATCGGCACCGGGTGCCGGGTGCACCTGCGGACGTCGGAGCTGCCCAAGGGGCGGATCATCGTTCGCGTCACGCACCATCTGGCCGCCGTCATCGACGGCGTCCTGCACGACACCCTCGACTGCAGCAGGGGCGGCACGCGCTGCGTCTACGGTTACTGGCGCTTCGACAAGTAAAAAGACGCCCGGCGGTCTGGGGGGACTATTGCCGGGCGTCAGTAGCCGCATTCGCCCGTTCATCACAACAGGGCGACCGGATCCTACTCCGCCTAGCAGCCTTTGCAAATCTGCGGCTGCGTGGTGTCGACCGGCGGCATGACGTCGATGCTACTTGAAGAACCGAAAGGGCGCACCGCCGCCGCCGACCACGACACCGATCAGCGCGATCAGCGCCAGCAACAGGATGATCACCCACACGCCCTGCTTCACCTTCTCCGGTATCGGGTGGATGAACGCCTCGATCACCCAGATCGCCAGATAAACCACCCCGGCTAGGCATATTAAACCAATTAAAAACCAGAGCACATTAATTGCCATGGCGGCCATTATGGTCCCCTCCTGTTGCCTGCGCAGCGCGCCACCTCGATCTGTGTCCGCGCGGTTTGCTTGCACTGCATCTCCGCGTTGATGGCATCGACATCGGCGCGCGAGTAGACGTCAGGATCGAACAGCTCCAGCCCGAGGCGCTGCCGGGCGCAGCCGCTCAGAAGCACGATGGTGATCGCCAGCGCGGCGATCGTGGCGATCGTCAGCAGGGGACGCCGACGCATCCCGCTGAATAGGCGATCGCCGATCTGGGTCATCCCCCCGCCTCCAGCGCCTCGATCCGCGCCATCGCCTCCTGCAAGGCCTTGGTTACGGCGGCGAGCAGCGTCCACGGGTTCGGTGATTGCACGGCGTTGGGCGCGTCCTTCTCTGCCGTCGCCGCGCTCTTGACCATCGTGTCTTGCAGTTCATGGGCGATGAAGCCCCATTGCTCGACGTCGTTGGACTTAAACATCGGCTCTTCAGTGTGCGATCCGACTGGATTATAATCCGCGCCGGTGTATTTGATCGGACGCAGTGCCTTGACCGTGTCCCACATGCCGGGAAGGTCGATGACATCCTTCTTGATGCGGTAGTCGGAGGTCATCCCGACGATGCCAAGGTGCTGGTCGTCGGCATACAGATGGAAGCCCCACGCCACGCCGTCCCAACTCAGATTGCTACAGACGCTGCCGTAGGAGCCGGAAAAGCCATCCTTGCTCTGCCAGCCGTTGGAGAGTTGCACCTTGCCCCCGGACGTGACCGCCAGCGACGTGTTAGCCGAGTAGTTGAACAGGTTGAGCGTGCCGTCGGCTCTGTTCCAGAAGACCGCGCCCCTGCCGGTGCCGTCTTGGTCTTGAAAATACATAGTCGGATTGTTGTTGCTGCGGCTGTACAGAGCGCCGCCGACAGACAAAATGTCAAAACCTTGCACAGCGTAGGGCGTGTTTGCAGTGATATTACCGTTCGCTACAATGCCACCAGATACACCGATACCACCGCCGATGAAATTGAACTTGCCGCTCTCATAGGACAGGTATTTGGTGCCCGCACTTCCGAAGCGGTAGACGCCGTCCGTGGTGCTGCCGCCGAGGCTCTGAAATACGCCGTTAGACGCGATGAACGCGTATGTCGCTCCCGTGCTTTGACCTCGGAAGGCTGTGCCGTTATTGGCGTCGATGTAATTCCAGCCGGTGCTGGCACTATCGATAAAAAGACTGCCATAGATGCCGCGTGCGGTGAGCGGCGTTACCCCTGAAGAAGGTACGCTGATGGTAGCGCCATTGCCCATGTTCACATGACCATCGACGAGGCCTATCGTGAACGGTCGCAACGCGTTCCAAGGCCCCGTCGGATCACCATTGTTGGTCAGCAGCGTGTACATATTACCGCCGTCGTTGCGGTAGATGACGCCGTAGCCGCCGTTCTGAAGCCTCACGCCATCGGGCGCACTGATGGCGAGCGTCCCGCTCATGGTGTCGCCGGTGGTGTTCACATAGCGCGTGTCGAGGTCGGCGAAGCCTGCGGGTTGCTGCACCCACGCACCCCACGTCCCGTAAGTCTTAACCCTGACGTATTTGGGGCTAGCGCCGCCGTCTATTACGCGGTTCTCCAGCACTAACGTGTCGGGATTTATCGCATAACAAATACCGACAAAATAGTTGGTGCTGTTTGGCGCGTTTGTTGCCCCCGGCGCGGAGAAAAACGAGCCAGACACGAACGGAAACGTGTCGTAGTTGGTGACTAGCTGGTCCCTCTCCTCGCCCTTCAGATTGGTCAGCGCATCGTGCGCGTTGTTTGCGCCGGTACCTCCGGCCACGATCGGGCGCGGCGTGTTCAGGTCCAGCTCCACGTCGCGCGTGAAGCCGTTGTAGACCGGGCTTTCGACTGTCGTGTCGGTTACGACGTCGGGGAACGGCTGGCGGTAAATTCCAGAACCATCACGCGGCATTGCTTCACCTCATCAGGTATTCGTCGAAGGCGGGTCCGAGCAGCATGCCCGTGCCCTGCGCGATCCCGCGCGTGGTCCTGTTGACGGCCGCCGCCGGTGCCGCCGTGCCGCGAATATGCGACAGCAGCGCGTTGCGGAGCTGCGACACCTCGGCGGGATCCCGCGCCGCCAGTATACGTGCCATCGCCTCGCGCTGCGCCTGCTTCTGCGCCTCGATCATCTGCCCGAGGCCCCAGCGCCCGGCCTGCTCGACGGTGCCCGCGAGGTTGCGCGTCGGCACCGGCATGGTGGCTAGGCCGCTGGTCTTCTCGGCGGCCTGCGTGTTGGCGGTCTTCGATCCCTGCACCACCTCCTGATAGGTCTCGCGGAAGTGCCGGTTGCGGGCGACGCTCTCGCGCACCGCATCCGCCGCTTCGGGACCGAAGATCTGTCCCAGCTTGTCGGCGTTGTAGCTCTGGGGGCCGCCGATAGTCCGCTCCAGCGTGGGCAGCGCCTGCGCGTCGGTGCCGGTGGTGCGGATGCGGCGATCGATGTCGGCGCGCGTGCCCTGCCGCAGTCGCAGGTTTGCCGATGGCGGGCCGGGAGGAGCCTCCCCCCTCGGCACGGCGTTGACCTGCATCAGGTCGCGCAGGTCTTCCGGCGGCAGCGCCTTCTTGCCGGTGTCGAGGACCGTGCTGCCGCGCTTCAGCTCTTCGCCTGCAATGGCATTAGCCTGATAGATGGCGTCGGCCTGCTTGATGCCGGGGACGTGGTCTGCCAGATGCTTGTCGATGATGTTGCGCGCGTTCGTCAGTACGCCGGTCTCGTAGTTGGCTCCCTTGGCCTGCGCGGCCGGGATCAGATCCTGATCGATGTGGTGCCGCACGGCGAGCCACGCCTGCGGGTCGCGATCAGGTTGCCCGGACCGGTTGGCACCGAGGCCCCGCGCCAGCAGCTTGTCCTGTACGCCCTTGAGGCTGATCCTAGATGTCTCTTCCAGCGCCGCCAGTTGGGCCATTGCCGCGTTGGTTTCGGCGGGCGGCAGCACCTGCCCCGCGAGGCGCGGGTCGTACTCTTCCTTGTTGATCCTGACCCGGTTGGCGTCCAGCTCCTCGCCGATCTTGCTGACGCGCGGCACCGGCCCGATCGCCGCCTCCGCGTCGGCCTGCAGCCTGCCGACCGTGCCGCGATCGCGCTCCAGCAGGGCTTGGGTGATGCCGGTGCGGTTCTCCCCGATGCCGAGATTGGCCGCTGCCGCCGTCGTCCGCATCGACGGCCCGGCGTCCGGCAGCATGGCGTCCGGCCCATAGCGCGGCAGATCCTCCAGCCCCTGCACGTCGGCGCGCCCGGCGCGGATGATCGGTTCAGGGAACACCGGGTTGCGGTAATCCTTCCACTTGCTGTAGGCCGCTCCAGCGCCGCCGCCGATCGCCTCGCCGACCAAGCCACCGGCAGCGCCGAATGCGCCGCCGACGAGGGCGTTAACGGCGTAGTCCTTCGGGTTGCCGCTGTAGGTCTGCCCGGCCCCGCTGAGGGTGCCGAGGGCAGCGCCCTCCAGTGCGCCTTGCCCGGCGCGTAGTCCAATGTTGGCACCCTCCCGCGAGAAGCCGAGGCCGCTGCGCGCCAGCCCGACGCCGGTGCCGAGGCCACCGGCGATGTTGCCCGCGATGTGGAAGCCGGGGTGCCTCTTGCGCATCTCCTCCTCGGCCGCCGCCACCTTGTCGGTGCCCGCGCCCCAAGATGCCGAGCCGCCCCGCAGGTAATCGACCCCGCCGAGGGCGCGGTTCATCATGCCGAAGGTGGCGGCGTTGCCAGCGCCCATCCCGAACGTCGCGACGCGATCCTCAGCCCCGGCGATTGCGCTGTCGGGGCCGCTGACCTTGGCCGGGCTGCGGACGCCTCTGGCCGTGCGCAGCGCCGCCCGCTCGAACGGGTCATCCGGCGGCTGGCCGTGCGGCGGCCCGCCGCCGGTCTGGGCCTTGATCCACGCCTCTACCGCATCGTCCTGCGCGGCCGGTTTGGTCTGCGCATTGATCCATGCGTCGACGTCGGGTTCAGCCACTACTGGCCTCCCTTCTGCAGCAGGTCACGAACCACGCCAGCCTTCGGGTGGTTCGGGTTCTGTTGTAGCCACTGCTGCATCGTGGCGTTGTCGGGGATGGCAGGCGCTGGCGCTTTGTTCGGGTTGGTCGCGTCGGTGTACTCCTTGACCCGGTCAGACAGCGCCCTTGCTTCCTGCTGCAGCGCCAGCATTCGCTTGACGCCCTCGCCTCTGGTGATGCCGCCAGCATCCAGCGGGATCAGCGTCAGACCTGCCACCTCGGAGCGCGCCAGCTTGTTCTTCGCCAGCCCCTCCATGGTGTCGAAGATCAGCCGGTTGCCGCCGTCGGTCTTCGACAGCGCGAACAGGCTGTTTTTGAAGTGCTCGCCGTCGAAGTCCGACGCGGGGCCGCTGCCGGGTGCGCGCTGCGTCGGGATCATGCGGCTGACGCCAGCCTGCAGGGCCTGCAGCTCGTCCAGCCCATCGGTCTTGATGCCCCAATTGCCCAGCGCCAGCCTCATGACCGCGCCGGGGCCGGTGCCGACCTTGGCGGCGAGGGCGCGCATCTGCGCCACCTGCCGCAGCTCGTCGGCGGCGGCGTCGCCGGTCTCAAACGTCTTGACGAAGTGCTGGGACAGCTTCTGCTGCGCCTCCTCGTCGCCCTTCTCCTGCGGCTTGTTGTCGGAGTTGACCTTGATGTGGGTTCCGGCCGGGCCGTACTGGATCTTGCCGTCGCGCGTCATGGCGGCCGGGAGGCTGTCGGGGATGCCGTAGGCCTTGCGCTGTTCCGGCGTCAGCGGCGTCGGAACATCCGCCTCCAGCTCCCGGCGCGCCTTCTCGGCGGCGTAGATCTTCTCCGGCGCGTTCTGGTCGACCCACCGCTTGCGCAGGTCGTTGTACTCCAGCAGCGTCTGGTCGTTGACCGCCTTGATCTGCGCCTTGGCGTCCTCGACGTGCTTCATCGCCATGGCGCGGCCGGTATCCGACACGCGCGGATCCGAGGCGACGCCCTCGAAGTACCTGATCCGGTCGTTGGTCATCGGCAGCAGCTTGGGTGCCGGCGGCTGCTCCAGCCGCTGCGCGGGGGGTGCCTTGTGGATGACCGGCCCGGCGGGCGCGTCCGTGGCGACTGGCGGGACCGCCGCCGCCTGCGCGATCTGCGGACCCGGCACCGGCGGGGTTTGCGGGGCGATGGCGCGGGTGATGTTGTTGCGCTGCTGGTCGCGCTGCTGGACGCTGTCGACGACCGACTGCCCGACCGGCCCGCTCACGGTAGCGCCCGTCACCGGCGGCATGTCCGACTGCACGTCACCGGTCTTCCCGAGAGCCGCAGTCGGCGCGTAGGACATTGCCGATGTCGGCCCTGCCATTCCCGTCACTTCTGCCAAAAGGCTGTCCTGAGCCGCCGCAGGGCCACCGGGAGGCTGTCCACGATCGGCGACGACGGCCGCGTTGGTGTCCCTCGGGTCGGGACCGCCGGGCATGGCGTAGTAGGCCATGATCTTGTCGGCCGCCGCCCGGCCGCCGAGGCCGCCGGCGTTGTTGACCGACAGGTTGTAGGCCGGGGCATTGCCGGTGCCCGAGAGCATCTTCACGGCCGTCCCTGCGCCCTGCTGGTGCGCCAGCGCCAGTTCCCCCGGTGTAGGCGGGCGGCCGAGGCCGCGCTCCAGCACGGCGGCATTGTCGTCGGTCAGCTTGTTGGCGGCGTCGATCGAGGCGTTGACGTCGGTGCGGCGATCGCCGCCCGGCCCGACCAGACCGTACTGCCTGCCGGTGCTGCGGATGAACTGGAACGGCCCGGCGGCCCCGGTCGGGGACACCTCACCGGGGGTCTGCGCTTCCTTGCCCGCCAGCTGCCCGAGATAGGCGCGCCGGGTCGGATCCTGAATGCGCTCGCGCAGCGCCGCCGCCAGATAGGCGGGCGGCGGCCGGAACCCGGGCGGCGGCGCGCCCGGCGCTGGCGGAGCGGCAGCTGCAGCGGCCTGCGGCGGCTGCTGGGGGTCTTCCACGTCGAGCGACCTCGTGGCGGCCGGTGCCATCGCCACCGCACCGCTGCCCGGCGCAGCCGCGCGGGGAGGCGTCGGAGGCGGCGGCGGCGTAACCGCCGCCGGCGGGGAAGGCGGCGGCGGTGCCGAGACCGGCGGCGTCTGCGGCAGCGAATACGGCGTCACCGATGGGGGCACGTCCGGCGGTGCTCCGCTGATGCGGCCCGCCTCGTAGCCGCGCGCCTCGTTCGCCTGCTTGTTGGTCTCGTAGTCGTAGTAGCGTTCCCCGAGCGCCTCGCCGATCGCGGACAGCCCCTCGCCGATGTTCTTGGGGGCGCGGCTCTGCCGCGCCGCCATTGCTGCGGCGATCTTGCGCCGCTGCTGGATGCTCTCGTAGGTCGGCGCGGCCTTGCCCGCCGGGTCGAAGATGAAATCGAGCACGCCCATTATGCCGCCCTCAGAATGTTGCCCATCACCCGGCGGGTGTCGATGTGCTTGACGCCGCCGATCGTCTGAACCGCACCGCGATCCTGCCGCTCGACGTCCTGCGCCATCGGGCCGACGTGTCGCGCACCGTTCGGGTCACCCTTGTACTCGTACTCGTAGATCGGCAGCTCCTCGCGACCGTCATTGTTGTTGGCGGAGAACACCGTGCCGATCTTACTGATGTTCTTCTTGACGCGCCGGTCGGACGGCTTGATGGCCGCCGCACCGAGACCCATGATGCCGCCGAGCAGGGCGTTGGTGTTGGTCGACTGCTGCTGGTAGACGCCCATCTGGTTCTGGAAGTTCTGGTTGATGATCCCGGCGACGTCGGTGGTCGCGATCTGCGATCCCGGAGTGTTAATGAAATTGGGCTGGCTGATCTGCGACCCCGACAGCAGCGCTGATGTCTCATTGATCGGCTGGTTGCGGTAGGCGTACTGCTCCTGCATGTACTGATTGCGCGCGGTCTGGTCGGCGTTGAACGCCGACTGCGCCTGCGACAGGTTCTGCGCCTGTCCTGCGTTGTAGAATTGCGCCTGCGTCGCGTTCTGCCCGAACCGCTGCCCCTGCGCCTGATTGGCAAACGTGCCGCGACCCAGCGCCTGATCGTAGGCCTGCTGCTGCGCGGAGTTCTCGAACCCGGCCTCCTTGGCGGCCATGTCCATCATGCGCTGCTGCTCGGTGCCAGCTTGGCCCACCGCCGCGAAGCGCGCGTCGTTGGACTGTCGGTTGTAGTCGTCCATCGCCGAGGTGTAGGCCTGCGAACCATAGCGAATGCCTTGATCCGCCAAGCGCTGCTCGATGTTGGTGCGCTCTCTCGACAGCTGCGGGTTCATGCGCGCCATCAGGCTGTCTTCGACGCGCTGACGATCGGCAGAGAAGTTGTCCGCAGGGCCGTAGCCGCGCACGATATTGCCCGCGTCGCCGAAGGTCGACTGGATCTGACCGGCATCGGCGATCGAGGTCTGCGCGCCGGGGATGTTGCGGATGGTGTTCGGGTCGCCGCGCGCCGGTGCCGCCGACAGGTCGATGTTCTGGCCGAGGATCGCGCCCATGCGCTGGGTCTGGTTGTTCGCCAGCGTCGCCATGCCGAGCTTGCTGGCGTCGGTCTGGGTCTTGATCGCCTTCTGCCCCTCCGACAGCTCCTGCGTCGCCGTCCGCAGCGGGATGTTGTAGGTGCTGTTGGTGGTCGGGTCGGTCCAGCTGTAGTTGCCTGTGGTGTCGTAGCGGATAGAGCCGTCGGGCGTGTTCTGGTTGACCTGATTGAGCATGGTGTTCGCAACCGCCGTCGACACGTTGGTGCCGGTGGCGGCTGCAGCCGTTGCTATCGGGTTAGGCGGTGTCGGCGCGTCGTTGCCACAACAGGAACCCATGGCGGTCTTCCTTACGCTGCTGCTTCTGTTCGGACATCACGCAGGTGATGGCCGTATCGCTTGCAGAACTTCGCCTCCAGCCAGTCTTCGTAGGTCAGCAGCGCGAGGACGCCGTCCTCGTTGCGGCCGCCGGCGCGCGGGATCTTGATCAGGCTGAAGTTCATCGCCGCCAGCATCCGCATCACATGCTCGCTGCGCGCGGATGTCCGCGTGATCAGCATCTGGCACCCGCAGTCGAGGAACGGGTACTGGAACATGATAGCCAGCGTCTGCGGCGTCAGCCAGCGCCGTCGCGGCCGCGCATCGATGCTGACCTCGATGGTGCCCGCCTCCGGGTGCCAGTTGAAGTAGACGAGGCCAGCGACCAGCTCCGGGACGCTCTCGTCGCCGGGGTCATCGACGACGCCGATCGCCTTCAGGTTCTTGTCGCCGAACCCCGAACCCCACTCGGTGAAACCCGAGGCGAGCTTGGAGCGAGCCACGAAGTCCGCGACCAGACGATCCTGATTGTAGAGATACTTCAGCGGCATCTACATCCCCGGCTGTTTCATCATCGGCTGCTGCATCGATGCCTGCGGCATCGCGTTCGCGCCCGGCTGCATCGCGCCGCCTCCCGGCTGCTGCATCAGGCCCCCCATCGGAGGCGCAGGCGCGGCCATCGGTGCCTGCTGCGGCATCGCTCCGCCGATCGGCGCGCCCTGCGGCGGTGCCCCCGGCACCGGCTGCTGCGGCATGCCGGGTGCCATGTTCATCTGCGGCATCTGCGGCAGCGGCGTCTGCGGCTGTGGCTGGTTGATCTGCATCAAGGCCTGCGTGATCGCATCGCGCTGCTGCTCAACGCCCGTGTTCTGATAAGGTGACGGCATCTAGCCTCCTCCGCCTTGCGGGGTGAACACGGGCTGCTGGTTCCACTGTCTCGGGTCGTTGATTATGTCCATGCCCTGCTGCCGCAGCAGCTCCAGCGCGATTGCGTCACGCGCTTGGAAGCTGTCACCAGCCGGGTACTGCTGAATGTTCGGATTGCTGTTCGGGAAAAACGCCCCCGGCCCTGCCGGGGTGTTGCCCGCTGGCCGCGCGGAGCCGGGGGTGTAGCCGCCTACCGGAGTGGCTCCGTTGTCGAACACGTTATTGGTCGGTGACCGGCTGTAATCAGGTGCCCCGCCATAGTCGCCCGCCGACGTGAAGCCGCCGCTGGCCCCGGCCCCACCGCCGCCGCCGCCGTTCATGAGGCGCGTCCACCAACTGTTGTCGCCCGCATCGGTCGAGGCATAGCCGCCGCCACCAATATCCGGATAGCCGGGCAGCTGCGGCAGGTTTCCCGGCGTGGCGTAGTCTTGCGGCGGCTGCACCCCGCCCGGCGTGTTGTACAGCGGCAGTCGGTCGGCCTTCGGAAAGGCCGCAGGCTGACCCAAGTCCGGCGGGGTTGGCGGGCCTTGATAGGGCTCGTTCGGGTTGGAGAAGCCCTTCGGGATGACGCCACTAAAGGGACGCCAGCCGCCTGCTCCATCAGAGATCATCGGCTGTCCGAGTACCTCTCGGACCTCGGGCGAACCGCTGCCGCCCCTCAGTGCCGAATAGGGATCGTTGTCAACCAGCGTCGGGAACTGGACCGGCGCAGCGCCGCCACCGGGATCGGGGTCATAGTACAGATCGCGGCTCACGGTGCTGGGGCCGGTGCCGCCGGGATAACCGGTGCCGGTGTAGTCGGGAAGATAGGACTGTGGCTGTGGCTGCGGCTGCGGCTGTGGCTGCGCCTGCGGCGTGTAGCCGTAGGACGGGCCGAGATCGGTCGGATCGGAGTAGCCGGGGACGCCCGCGTTGCGCATCGCCTCCACCCACCAATCGTTGCCGCCGCTCATCCCGCCTGTCCCGGCGGGACCACCGTCACTCTGCGGCGCATAACCACCACCACCACCGCCGCCCCCACCGCCTAACGGCGTGCCGCTGTAGGAGCTTAGGCCGCCGCCGGGGCTGTAGGTGCCGACAGGTGCAGGGTCGCCAAACGACGGGTAGCCGCCGACTGTGCCGTAGCCGCTGGAGGGCCCGTGCGTCTGGACGTCGATGTTGTGCTGATCGGTCTGGTTCTGCGCGTAGTTTATGACGTCGCGGGTGTTCTGCGCCGCGTTCGCCATCGTATTGTTGTACGCCGCATTGGCCGCAGGCGTGTAGCCGTTGCCGTAATCGAAGTTGGCGTTGTAACCGCTGTAAAGAGACATTGTGTTCGCTCCTATACGACGACGCCTTCGCGCTCGAATGTTGCTGCGATGCTGATCAGCTCGACCAGCGGTTTGGATCGTTGTCCCACGGTTATCTGCACGACCGGCGCGTGGCTGAAGCCGGTGATGCCGATCGAGACCCAGCCGGTGTTCCGTATCGTTGGCTTGCTCGGCTCGCCCTGATCCCACTGCGCGTAAGCGGCGCGCTGCGGCGCGGTTGGCACCGGCGACGGCGTCGGCTGCGTGGCCGACAGCGTCCAGTGCGTCGGGTTCGCCGTGCGATACGCCTCGAACGTGCCGGTCGCCGGGCTGCTGTGCGCCACCGCGCACTGCCAGTTGTCGTGCGTCAACGCATCATAGGCCTTGTTGCCAACGGTGTAGGCATGCGACGGCACCCACAGCGGGTCAAACAGGCTGACACCCGGTCCCCATACACCCTGATCCCAGACGTCGAACGGTTCGGTGTCCGGCCCGGCGTTCGGTGGCGGCGGCAGCGTGATGACGTAATCGACGCACGCCGACAGCTGCGGCTGAAACGGCTCACCGTTGCGAGCGGAGAATGACGCTCGCGCCTGCCGCCACGTCGCTGTCTGCGAAGGTGACTGAAACACTTCCCAGCCGCCGACCAGCACTGCCGTGTACGGCCTGCCGTTGTCGTAGCCGGTGCGGTCGGCCTGCATGATCTGGCCGGTCTGCGTACCGAAGAACAAATCGCCGCGCATCTTCATGAAGCAAGTAGCGTCCCACCCGGTGAAGCGGCACCATGCGCCGGTGGCTTGGTTGACGACGGCGCAGAGCTGCTTGCCGGGCTTGCCGCCGGGCCACGTCACGAACATGCCGCCGAACTCGTCCCACTTGCACATCGTCCAAGGGAAGGCGCGCTTGGCAAGCGCCTCCTCCCGCCACATCGACTTGATCGGCCGCGTGATCGCCGCCAGCTCCAGCTCGGCGCGGTCCTTGTTGATCGCACCCGACGTCGGCATGATGCCGTCGATCGTCGCGATCAAGAGATCGCCGCCGACAAGGATGTGCGCGTTCATGCCCATTGGCGGCGACATCTCGTAGCGGCCTTCCTGCCGCCAGTTGGCGGCATCGGCCGGGTTGCTGCCGGTGAATATCAGCAGCTCGCCGAGATCAGTGCAGAATACGAGCTTGTCATCCGCACCATCCCCCGCGTCAATTGACCAAACCGCGCAAAACAGCAGCTTGCCGCCTCTGTTTGCCGCGCCCGACAGCGGGATCATCTCCAGATTGCCGCCGACAGCGTTGATCGGCAAATACCACGCGTTCATGCTGTTCTTCTCGATGAAGAACAGGTGCTCGCGGTACTTGCAGACGTAGACGAGGTTGGCACCGCCATCGACCTTCGCTCCGGGGTACTTCACAAGGTCGACGTCGATCGTCGACGGCTTGCCCGCTGGCGGCGCGTAGCCGTTGATCAGCACTTCCCAGTCAGTGCCGTTGTAGCGCAGCGGCGGATCACCGGCGTCGTTGACGACAATCAGCCACTCGCCGCCTTGGTTGGCGAATTGCGATGCGACGTGATTGCCGGATGTCTGGCCGGACTTCACCAGCACCGGCGCGGCGCTGACGTCGTAGATCTTCGACGCGTTGCAGGCGAACATCTTGTAAGCACCGAGACCGGTGGCGCTGACGTACTCGAACGACGAGATCACCGGCGTCGTCTCTGGCAACTGCGCCCACAGCTCGTGCCCTCCGCGCAGCTTGCAGCCGCGCATCGTCGGTGCCCAATTGTCCATAATCAGCGCAGCGCCGGGCTGCATGTAGGTCTCATTCTCGTTCAATATGATGCCGCGCGTCGGCGCGGGAAACGTCACCGTCTCCAGATGCTGCGCAATCTGCTGCTCGACAGCAACGCGGCGGAATAGCTGGTGCCTGCTCATGCTGCCACCTTCGGATCTGTGCGGCCTTCCAGCTCTCGCACGCGAGCGCGCAGCACCTTCAGCTCCTGCAAGATCACAGGCACATACTTCGAATAGTCCACGCCCCATAGCTCATCGTCAGTGCCTTCCTTGGCTTCCGGCGCGAGCGGCGCGCCCTCGACATGCACGACGACGGACGGCAGCACGTTGATCGCCTCCTGCGCGATCACGCCGTAGGCGCGCTCCTCGGTGTCGCGCCATTTGAAATCATAGACGTTGGTTTCATCGATGATCGAGCCGCTGTCGAAGGCCTGCAGGTCTGTCTTTCGCCTGCCGTCCGATGATGTCACGTAGGACGTGGTCGATGCGCTGCAGTAGATGTAGCCGACGTTGGACCCGGCGGCGTTCTGGAACATGATCGGGTTGGTGCCGTCGGTCACTGGCCGGTAGCAAGTGCCGTACATAGTGCCGCCGCCCGGAAACGCGATCTGGTCGATGCAGCCGAATGGCGATGCGGCGCTGGAGCCGATAGTTTGGCTGGTTTTAACCCATAGCCAATTGCAGGCTATCTGGTTGTCGATGTTGATCCAGCCGCCGATGAAGTTGAACGCGCCGTTTTCGTAGCTGATGTAGTTGGTCCCGTTGGCTCCGAAGCGATAGCAGCCGTCGGTGGCGCTGCCGTTGAGCGCCTGCGTAATGCCGCCTTGCTCAATAGCGGCGCTGAGTGTGCCGTTGGCTTGCCGGAAGTAGGTGTGAAGACCGTCGATGTAGTTGTCGCCGGTCCCGCCATTGCCGATTATGAAAGCGGAGTAGGCGTTTGTTGCGTAGATGACTGACCGCGCCGTCGAGCCACTGTTGGTGTTGACCTGAAGGCCGACTTGAGACACAAGCCCCGCCGCCTCCGAGATGTAGGCCCAGTTAAGGGCCGCGTTGTAGGGCTGGAAGAAGACGCCGCCGCCGTTGGCGGCGCGAAGGATGACGTTGCTGCTCTCGAAGCCGATATGCTGCGCGTTCGCACCGGCAACGCCGATGCGCGCTGTGTAGACGTAGCCTCCTACGTTCAGGGTATCCAAGATGTTCGTGGGTGCGCCGTTGATGTTGAGCGGGGTCCAGCCGTTACCGGCGGCGTTGATGGCCCCGATCCCGGTGACACCTGCATTGTCGTAGGCGATAAAGCTGGAACCGGCAGTTGTCTTCACACTGAGCGGGAAGCTGTGCGGCGTGCCGTTGACGTAAACCGCAGGCACGACCAGCGCGCCGGTCATGGTGTCGCCTGCCTTCAGCACCCGCAGATTATCGGCAGTTGCCATGGCGCTGGCATCGGCCTTCGTGGTGTCGCTGGGGTGCTTATGGTCGCCGCGCGCATAGAGCAGCGACACGCCCGGCGCGGCGACGCCGTCCATCAGCGGGTTGGCGTCGCTCGGCGTCCGTGTCGCGCCGTCTGCGCCTGCGGGGCCAGTCGCGCCGGTGTCGCCCTTGACGCCTTGCGGACCCTGCGGTCCAGTCGGCCCTTGCGGACCCGGTACCGTGCTAGCAGCTCCCGTCGCGCCAGTAGGCCCCGCAGGCCCCGCAGGCCCCTGCGGACCCGGCACCGTGCTGTCAGCTCCGGGCGGTCCCGCCGCGCCGTCAGCGCCGGGCGGCCCCTGCGGCCCTGGCACGGTGCTGGCGGCACCAGTTGCACCAGTGTCACCCTTGACGCCCTGCGGGCCGGTTGGGCCAACAGGACCAGTAGGACCAGTTGGACCCGGCACTGTGCTGGCAGCGCCAGTTGCACCTGTCGGCCCGACAGGCCCTGCCGGGCCTGTCGCACCTTCTGGACCTGACGGGCCAATCGGACCTATCGGCCCCTGCGGCCCTGCCGGACCTGTCGCACCTTCTGGACCTGACGGGCCAATCGGACCTATCGGCCCCTGCGGACCTTGCAGGGCGACGTTGTAGACGGCGGGAGGCGGGCTTACGAAGGCCATGGCGCGCTCCTTCCACCCCACGAGCTGACCCGACGTCCGATGATAATCGGTGCCGGGCTGTCACTACCGGAGGCGAACGACAGCGCATCGGCGTAGGTGCCGAGATCTTCAGCGTAAGCACCACCCTTGCTGGCCTTCCATTGCCAGATCATACCGAGCATCAACAAACGCTCATCAAGACGGAAACTGTCGGCGTCATCCATGAAGCGGTCGCCGAAGCCGCCGCTGGCGAGCTTGATGCAGTTCTTGTCGAGGTAGGTGTAATGCGCGAAGACGCCGACAGGCATGACCGGAACTACAAGCATCTGCCCGCCTAGCTTCGTCCACTCGCCAAACGCGCTACTGTGGTTGGCGATGCGGTTCTGCACCCACTGGTCGGTATCCGGGACGAACGTCATTGGCTGCTGCATCGACGACGTTCGCCAGACGTTGGCCGTCAGCAACAGCCGCTTGAAATTTGCCGGTATCGGAAAGGCCGTCGTGCCGATGAACACACCCGTAGGATCAGGCGGCGGCGGCACATAGGCACCATCGCCGACCATGGTGTGGGTCTGGCGCAACTCGGTCCAGTCGCGGTTGTCGTATGCAATGCGCTGCGCCATCTCGTTGGCGAGCGACAGCATCTCCTGCATGGTGCGGTTGCCGGTGATGCCGGGTATCACGGCGCTGGGGATCGTGACCCCGACCACCGCGCAGACATCCTTCACCACCGACAACAGCGTCATGTCAGGCCGCCTTCTGCTTCGCTTCGCGCGCCATTCGCGTCAGCGTCTTGCGGTTCAGCGAACCGTGTGGCGCGTGGCCGGTATTGACCGTCACGAACTCGCGCAGTTCATCCAGCTCCATACCGTTGAACTCCGCGTCGGCGTCGGCCTCGCGTTGCTTCTTGATCACGAGATCCTCCTCCAGCACGGCGTTGCGCGCGCGCAGCGCCTCCAGCTCCGCCTGCAGCTGCAGGGTCGGAGCCGATGACTTGCTGTCGGCGATGTACTCCGTCGCCTTGTTCTTCATGTCACGGCCGCCGGGGCCGAGGTTCTTCAGCTCGCTGCCATCGATGTCGGCGAGCTGTTCGAGCGTATAGATGTTCTGCGCCCGCAGCTCGGCACGCCGACCGGCGGTCAGGAACGGCACGCGGTCGATCGGCGTCCCGGTCTTGGTCTGCGCGGCGTCGCGCTTGAACTGCTGGTACTGGTGCTTGAACCGCTCGGCGTAGGTCTGCTGCGTCTGCTCGCCGGTGTAGGGGTTGTCGACCCACCGCGTGACGGCGAGCGCCGGGAACACCTTGACGTCCTTCGAGCCGGGCGAGCGGATCTCGCACACCTCGATGTCCTCGAAGATCTCGCGGCCTTCCTTCAGTGTCTTGGCATCGTCTCGCTTCGCGATGTGCTTGAACAGCACCACCAGCGCGTCGTCTGGATCTCGATTGGCAGGCATGTGTCTCTCTTTCCTTCGCTGAATTGTGCGGCGGTGCCTTCGTGGAAGGAAAGGAGACTAACCTACACGTCGGCACCGCCACGTTAACCCGGCTCGTGTTCGGCGCGCCGGATGCCGCAAGTTGTTATGCGCCCGGTGCGCTGTCGAACAACCTCCAATTGAATAGAGGATTTGTCATAGTAAGTTCACCCATCCACCCAATAAATTGCGCCACTGCATCCTTATCGATGGGCATTTGCCCATCACCCTCGAACAGCTTGTCGAAGTTGCGGTTCGGGTGGTAGCGCAGGCGCAGGCTGCTGGTGTCCAGACCGAACGTGGTGTTGGCAGGCATGTTGCTGCCGATACCGCCGTCGAGCACGATCTCCGCGCGTTTCCCGCCGCCGATATATTCGAGGGCCGTGAAGCCGAGCTTGCCGAGGGATGTGCTGTTGGTCTGGTGCTGGATCGCCACCGTCGCCGCGTCGTATGCCGCGTAGTGCTCGGGCGACATCAGCAGCAGGTCGGCGTAATCACGACCGCGCGAGCGCTGCGTCATGATGTAGTTCAGCATCGGGCGGATTGTGGCCGAGGTGACCTGCGTCGAACCGGCGAGGAACGAGTTGGCGTCGTATGCGCCGGTGCGCCAGATCACTGCCGAACCGCGATCGATGCCACCGTAGACGCCGGTGGTGTTGAGCACGGGCACCGCGACTGCGAGGCCGGTGATCTGCTTGTTGCCGTTGGCCGAGCCGTCGGAGTAGATGCCCGCATCCATGGCGTCTTCCAGAGCCTTCTCGGCTGCGGCGAGGTACGCCTCGTAGACGTCTTCGAGCTGGCTGTCGCCCTCGTTGTTGAGGATCTCCTGCATCGAGAGGATGATCGGGATCACGACCATCTTGGGATCGTAGTAGGCGTCGTTGAACAGATCGATCGCCGGGTTGAGCAGCTGGTCGTAGCCGCTGTACCACTGCGCCGACTGCTTGCCGATCTGCAGCGTCTGCCGGATCTTCGGCCCGCTGTAGGTCTGCCAGAGGCCTTTGCGCCGCATGACGGCGAGAAGGGCGTTGTTGTTCGAGACCAGATCCTGATAACCCGAAGAGCGGTCTTCGACCGCCATCGACAGGATCTGCTGGTATTGAGCAAGAGGAGCAATATTTGGCATTCATGCCTCCCAAAGGGTTCAGATCAGTGCGCGCCGTTCATGCGAGAGATCGCATTGCGAACGGCATCGCGTGCGGTTGGACTTGCCTTCTTCGGCCGCTGCGACGCTCCGTCTGAGGGAGCCACGCCGGGAGCGCCGTGGATGGATTTGTCCGGGGTCCGGGTCTGAGCCGATGGGTTGCCGGTCTGAGCGGCGCGGGTGGCGGGGTAGAGTAATTCCGCCCTTTTGTATGCAGTCTCCAGATCGAAGCCGAGCCGCAGCTCGCGCTCGATCGGGATACCTAGCTCGTCCAGCCTCGGATGCGTGTCGGCGAACTGGTCGACGGCGGATCGCGTATGCTGGAACCTCTGGGCATCCTGCCACTGCTGCAGGGTGCGTTTCAAGCCATTTACCTCGGCATGCAGCGCCCCGATCTGCTGCCGGGCGGCGTTCTGGGCATTGCCCTGCTGCACCATCTTGAGCTGCTCGGGGCTGCTGGAGAGCACGTGGTAGGCGATGTCGCGCAGGTTCAGCGGACGGCCGTCGGGTGCCTTCAGGCCGAGGTTGTGCACGATCAGGTCAAGCCCGGCGATCGGGTCATCGCGCAGCTTGTCCTCCATGCTGACGTAGTTGGAGAGCGCCGCCTCCACGGTGGTGCCGCCCTCGGCCGCCATGCGGCGAAACGGCTCCAGCGGCCGGTAGCTCTCCAGCGCCTGCTGGTACTGGTGCATGGCCTTGCCGAACTCGTTGTGCATCCGGTGCACCTCGCCGCGCACGCTCTCCGGGGCGGCGGCCCAGTCACGCTTGGCGTGCTCCGCCATGCGCTGCGGCGGCGCGGCGTAGGGTGCCTGCGGGTGCAGGCGCGCGCCCTGTCCGCTTGGTCCGCTTGGTCCGCTTTGCGGGTTTTGCGGATCTGACGGAGCCTGCCGGGGGGCGAACCGGCCGCGATCGCGGGGCTGCGCCAGCGTCTCGGCGGGCTGGTCGCCCGGCCGCTTCTTCAGGTCCAGCTTCGGCGTGTCCTCAGGCGGGTTGTTGTGTCCCGCCTTGGCGGTGGCTGCAGGCGCGTCAGGCTGGCGCTGGGACGTTCTGGCGTCCTTGTCGCGGGGTTTGTTGGCCCGCTCGAACGCCTCCTGTATGGCCTCCCTGCGGCTCTTGGGGCGGTGCTCGGAACCCTTGTGCTCGACCTCCGCTGGCGGTGCCTGCGGGCCTACCGGGTTCGGGCTGTTGGTCGGGTTCTGGTTGATCGCAACCTCTGAGGGGTTTGCAGACCCCTGAGAGGTTTGACTTGACTGCGGCGCGGCGCTGGGCGGCGTGACTGTGACGTCGGACATGGGTTCTCCTTGGTGACTTAAATGCGCTGTACGGACAGCCTGTCCGTACAATCACTACGGACTGCGTGTCCGTTCGCCTGCTCTAAACCGTTGCACGGCCGTCTTGATTGACTGCCGACGTTTTTCCTTGGCCTCTTTTGTGGCGCTGACACGAGTACGGGGCTTGGGCTTCTCGTTGCCGACCTCGATCAGCCCGAGCTGCTTGCCGACCGCCCTGAAGGCGCTCTTGCTCTCGTAGAACCGGCCGTCGACCTGCTCGGTCGGAGGCATGATGTCGCTGATGACGAAAGGCAGCGACACGTTTTCGCCCCGCCGGTTTTCGTTGATACGACGCTTCTTGACCCGCCAGCGGCCCGGCGCGAACTCCTCCAGCTCAACCATCACAGGCTCGCGATCTGGTTTGCGCCTATGGCCGCCGTCACAGCGCTAGGCCAGATACATAGCTCGGTAATGTATCCGGTGTACGGTTCAGGGACGGCGCTCAGGCCAAAGAAAAGTTGACCTCCAAAATCGCCACTGCCGACATTCTGATTTGCGGTGTCCGCGCCACTGGGTGACGCGACAGATGCAATGTTGATGTGGCTGGACGCACCATTGTAAACGCACTGCGTGGCGTACCATGTGTTCATGTTAGCAGTGCCAAATTGCAACGTACCGCCGCCCGCGTGCAGATAGAATGTTGCCGTATTGCCCGTGTAGCCAAAACGCGGAATGAGCGACGTGCCGCAGAATATTCCGTTCGGTACGCCACCGGCTGTTTGCGCGGTCTGACGGGAAACAACAGACGCGGTAAACGGCTGTGCAAAAGCAGGGAAGGTTCCCTGTGTGCGGGATGGTATCGCCCCGTCAAAGAACAGCGCCGCCCGTCCTGTTGTCAAACCGGGAGGACTGATGGTGATGCGAGGCAACTGACCATTAACGCCATACGTCATGTCGCTGCCTGTCGCCAGCTGATCGTACCAGAGCTGCACCACAGCGGTGCCGTGCGCCGCTATCCATGTGTTTAACGCGGCGTAATCCAGCAGCCCGCTTGGGAGAATGAAGATGTCGGTCGCGAAGTTGAAACTGTTGTCAGAAATCTTCATCGCCTTGGTAGTGCCCGCCCTTTGCGCGGCGCTGTAGGCACGCAAACCGTAGAAACAAATAGCTCCCGGCAGAATGTCGCCCGGCCCCTGATAGGCCGGGGCACCGGCAGTGATCGGCCCCACCGCTGTTGATGTGGCGTTCGCACTGCCAGCGCCATTGGTCGCCGTGACCGTCACGCTGACGTTGGTCGTGGCGTCTCCTGCCACCAGCAAATACGTGCTCGCCGTCGCACCCGATATTGCCGAGCCGTTGCGCAGCCACTGGTAGGAGTAGGTCGGTGAACCACTCCAAGTGCCGTTGGTCGTGGTCAGCGTCTGGCCGACATTGGTCGTGCCGCTGATGGCTGGCAGCACCGAATTGACGGGCACGCCAAGCACGGCCCCGGTCGCCGCCGACGTCGCGCTGGTATTTCCGGCTGCGTTGGTCGCGGTGACCGTCACTGTGATGGCGGCACCGGCGTCAGCCGTCACCAGCGCGTAGGTGTTCGCCGTCGCGCCACTGATGTTCGTTCCGGCGCGCTTCCACTGATAGGTGTACGTGATCGGTGCCGTGCCGGTCCATGTACCTGATGTCGTCGTCAGCGTCTGGCCTACCGTCGCCGTGCCGCTGATAACAGGCAGCACTGTGTTGGCAGGCAGCACCAGCGGCGTGATCGGCCCGACTGCCGCAGACGTCGCACTCGCGCTGCCCGCAGGGTTGGTCGCCGTTACCGTCGCCGTGATGTTGGTGGTGCCGTCCGCTGTCACCAGCAAATAGGTATTGCTTGTGGCTCCGGCGATGTTCACCCCGCCGCGCTTCCACTGATACGCATACGTCGCCAGTGTGCCGCTCCAAGTGCCGACCGTCGTCGTCAGCGTCTGACCTACCGTTGTCGTGCCGCTGATGACCGGCGGCGTCAGATTGGCGGGAATAACCGCCGGGCCAAACAACGTGCCCGTGGTGTCGGTCACGGCAAGGCCGCCGGTCGCAACCGGCGTCACACCGAGACCAAAACCGTTTGTGGACACCGTCACCGGCAAGCCACCCATTGCTGTGGTGGCCTGCCTGACGGCAATCCCGTTAGGTACGGCGATAACGGGAAGTGCCATGTTTACTTCCTACCCTTGCTCTTTTTGGGGGTTGGTTCTTCGCTCTTGGCCTTGCCGGGCCGGTGCACCTTCTTGGCGTCCCCAGCCTCGATCGCCTCCTCGATGTCCTCCTCCAGCTCGTCCTCCGCGTCGACGTCGTCAGCTTCCGGCGCTGGCAGGAACGTGAACGTCAGCACGTTCGAGTAGGCCGAGCCGTTGCGGACGCAGACGTCGACCGTGTCGGGGCCGTGCCACACGCTCATGTCGACGCCGGTCGAGACGACGTCGCCGTCGACCGTGGTCGGCTCGTCGTGCCCGGCGAACACGATCACGCTGGCATCGGTGAACCCGGTGCCCGCGATGTACAGCGTGAAGCTGGCGTCGCCGATCGTGGTCTGGATCGGGTCGAGCGACGCCAGCTCTGGCGGCGTCTCGGACACCATCCCGAACGACGTGCCACGGTTCGGGTCGTTGTTGGCTGCGTGCAGCAGCTCATGCGGGGTGGGTTCGTCGCTCATGTGAACGTCCAAGTTTGCGGTGCGGTGATGACCACGCCTCCGGTTACGACAGTGACGGGCCAGCTACCTGCGGTCGCCTTCTTGGTGACAGCCGCCACGGTCAGCGACGTCGAGCTGACGAACGCCGTCAGCTGCGGCACGCCGTTGACGTAGACCACGCTCTGCTTGGTGAAGCCGGTGCCGGTCGCGCCGAGCGTCGTGGTGCCGACGCCGGACACGCTGTTGCCGGGCGTGATGGCGGTCAGCGTCGGGTTGACCACCGGCGACAGGGTCGAGGCGTGGCTGGCGTTCGGCCCTGCCGAGAGCGAGGCCGCCGTCTGCGACGGGCCGGTTGCGACCGTCTTGAGCGCCCCGATCGGATTGAAGACGGCCGTTCCGACAGGCCACCCGGCGTCGCCGGCGGTGAACACCACCTCGGTGGCGGCACCCTCCGCAGCCACGCTGGTGCTGGCCGGGACCGGGCCGACCATGTTCGGCCCCTCGAACGGCGCGGTGTCCGTGCCGGGGTAGGTGTTCTCGGTTCCGCCGGACGTCGCGCCGGTGCCGCCCGAGAGGGCCGCCGTATTGGTGGCGAAGGCCAGCCGTGTCGGCGACAGCGTCGCCAGCGCCGCAGGCTCGTTGATGCTGGCGAACGCATTGGTGGGCGCGGGAATGCCGTCATCGTAGAACGGCGGCGGGTTCGCCACGGCCGACCACAGCCCGAGCGGTGCGGGAGGCGCGCCGCTGGCGAAGCCGCTGGCGGCGTTGTTGAGGCCGACACCGACGAAGTTGAGGTAGGTCAGCTTGGTCAGGTTGGTCGGGTTCGGCCCGGTAACGCCGGTGCTCGCGATGTTGGTCGGCGGCGACGGGGTCGGCGGGGTAACGGTGAGCGCACTCTGAGCCATGGTCTTACTCCCTCGGTTGGTAGTCATCACTGCGGGCAACATTGCCCATCACACTTCCTGCGCCGATCGCCCCGAGGCCGTACATCGGGATCTCCTTGAGCACCAGACCGCGACGCACGATCTCCTCGCGCGGCATGCCGGTCAGGCGGTGCGTGGTCTCGATCGAGCGGTTGATCGTATTGATCATCGGCCCGCCATAGTCGCTCTCGAACGGCGCGATGTTGTGGCCCATGCCGGGCTTCTTCTTCTCCGCCTTCGCCACCTTCTCCGCGTGGGCGGCCTCCTCCTTGATGGACTTCAGCCCGGCCCATGCGACGTCTTGGAAGCCGCGCGGGTCGGTGCCAGCCTTGGCGGCCTCCTCGTGCAGCACGCGCGTAGCCGGGCCATACCACTCCGGTATTGTCTCGCCGGGCAGGATCGCGCCGAACATCTGCTCGTCCATCGTGCCCGACATGCGGTTGCCGAGGTAGGCGTTGTCGAAGTCCGATCGCTTCGGGTTCTTCGCGGCGTCGAACGGCGTCATGCCGCGATCGATGTACTTCTGCGCCTGATCCATGTTGCCGCTGGCGAAGCGGCCGCCGACCGGGAACGACATCTCGTAAGCGCGCTGGTCGACGCGCTCGCCCTTCTTGCTGAGGTAGTTGGCGTAGTGCGACATCAGGAAGTTGTCGTAGGGCGACGCGCCGCCGGTGGTCGCGGCCATCATGCCGCTGAACTCCTTGCGGAAGGCGTCGCGACCGGCCTGCGGTCCCAGCTCTTTGACGTACTCGTCCTCCAGCTGCTTCATGAAGTACCAGTTGTCGCTGCCCTCTATGGTCTTGCCTCTGGCGTAACCGGCCTGCAGGCGCTCGCGCGCCTCGGGCGTGCCGTACATCTCGTCGAACTTCGCCTGCGTCTGCGCCTTCTTCGGGTAGGCCTCGACGCGGGTGTCGGGGAACGGGCCATAGTTCGCCGGGTCGACGTCGGCGCGCTTGGCCGGGTCGAAGTACGGCGTGTAGCCGTGCAGATCCATCTCGCGCTGGACCGTGTTGCGGTCCTTCTGGAACTGCTCCACCTGCGGCAGCAGCTTCTTCTCGAAGAAATAGCGCGGCGTGGCGTCCAGCTTCGCCGCCTCCTCGAAGCTGCTGTAGGGCACCTCGCCGAGCGGCTTCATCGACAGGTACTTGCCCGGCTTGTTGGGATCCGGCCGCTTCTCCATCAGCGCAGGCGGCCCGACCTCGGGGTACTGCTCGGCGTATTGTGGGTAAGTCTCCCACAACGCCTCCGCCTTGGCGCGCAGCTTCGGGTTCTCGTAAGTATTGATGCGCGAGATGTCCTGATGCGGTACCGGCGGCTGCGGTGCGCTCTTGGTGAACTCCTCGACCGACATCTCCTGCCACGGCGGTGGCGCACGCGTCACCGACGCGCCCTGCCGGAAGATGTTCGGCTTCTCCGGCAGCGGCCCGCGCCCGGCGGGCAGCTTGACCTTGCCAGCCTCCGCCGGGCTGCTGTCGAGGAGCATGCCGGTGGTCGCGATCGCCTTGCCGAACGGGCCGCCGACCGCCATCAGGCCGACGTCGGTCGGCGACTGCGGCAGCATGTACTCCGACGCCACCACGCCGGTGGTGCGCTTGGGCGGCTCGGCGCGCCAGTTGGCGAACGGCATCAGCGATCGCTCGCCGGGCGCTGGTGGCGGCTTCGGCCGTTCGGGCAGGGCATTGTTCCACGGGTCGCCGCCGACAGCGCGGTAGCCGTTCTGCGCCGCGATCGCGCCAAGCTGCCAGCGCGCCTCCGGCGGCAGATCCTGCGCCATCGGCCCCAGCTCGGTCGGGTACTGCGGCGGCAGGCGCGGCGGTCCGGTACGCGGCGCGCCAATCGGGATGCCGAGGTCGCTGAAGCCGTAGTCATCGTCGCGTGCGAATGATCCCATGCTCATGGCGGCATCATCTCCTGCAGCTGTGTGACGCTGACGATCTTGACGTCGACGTTATCATTGCCGCCAGCGCCGTAGTGCAGCCGCAACACACCAGCGGCCTGCTGCGTCACCATCCGCACGAACGCCATGTTGACGAGGATCAGAGCATCGTCAGGCGATCGGCGGAAGGAGCGGAACGACGGCCGCGTGCCGATGTTGGAGCTGCTCGCCATCAGTTCGGCCTCCGTGCTGGAGCTGGCCTCGCGATCGACGCCATCTGGCGCTCGTTGGCGCGGTTCGCCATGTCCTGCTGCTTGGCGGCGTGCTGCTGCATCGTCATCTGCGCCTTCTGCCGCGCCAGATCCATGTCTTGGCTCTTCTCCAGCATGTGCGCCTGATGGCTCTCGCGGTTCTCCATCGCCTTCTGGTTCTGCACCTGCATCTTGCCTTGCTGGTCGCCCTGCTTGGCCTGCATCTCCGCCATCTTGATGGTACGCTCGTTCTCCAGCTCCCACTGCTTGTGCTTGTCCTTCTGCACCAGCTCCTGCGCCTTGAGTGCGGCGTCGGCCTTGTTCTTCTCCTTCACCGTCGCGTCCTTCATCTGCTCGATCTGCAGCGCGATGCGGTTCTGCGCGGTGGTCGGATCCTCGCTTGGTCCCTGCTCGCCCTTCACCTTCATCAGCTCGACCAGCGCGTCGATCTGGCCCTCCAGCGCGCGACCGGCGCGGAACGGAGCGGTGGCGAACTTCAGCACCTCGCCGCAGAACTCCGCCGTCTGCGGCTCGCCGGTCATCATCTGCGCCAGCTGCGGCAGCAGATTGCCGAGCACCTGCGTGAACTCGGTGCGGCGCTCCTTCTCCGCGTTCTCGTCCTGCATGATCGTGCTGTCGGTCTCGATGTCGAGCACGAACGATTTGGATTTGCCGTCTTTCAGGAAGTAGAGCACCTGATCGAGCGTCGCCTCCTCCTGCAGCTTCTGGTACTGCGACTGCAGCTGCGCCAGCTGCGTATTGACCTGCGCCATCGGATCCTCCGGCGGCTTGGTCGACGGTGTCGTCACGCCTTCCTGCTGCGGCGGTGCCAGCTGTTGCTGCTGCGCCTGCTGCATCAGCTGCTGCGCCTTCTGCCGGATCTGCTGCGCCTTCTGCTGCTGCATCTGCGACGTCGGCAGCTGCGTCTGGCTCATCTCGATCATGGTCTCGGGCTTGAACTGCTGCGTGATGATCTCGCTCGTGATCTCGACGAGGTCGCGCGCAAGGCGCACCAGCTCCTGCTGCTTGTCGCGGATCCTCGTAGAGCCGTACTGCGTCTTGAGCTGCTGCGCGCCGAGCGTCTCGTTGGGATCTGTCGCACCGCGCATGATGTCGGACAGTCCCATTATCTGGTAGATGTCCTCGATCACCTGCTTGCGCAGTGCCACCAGCGCCGTGATGGTCTGCGCGATCATGTCGATCGGCAACCAGATGATGACGTCCTTGCTGCCGCCGAACGCCGCCCAGTTGCTGATCGGGATCAGCATGCGACCCGGCGTGTGCGTCGTTACTGCGGCCTGTACCGCCTCCGCCAGTTCGCCGCCGCCTGCGGGATAGAAGCCCTTGGCCTCGATCGCGTCGCTCAGGGCGTGAATGCGACCAGTGAGTAGATTGATCTCGTCGAGCTGGTCCTTGTACTGCATCACGTCAGGCACCGGGATCAGCGATCGCCGCTGCACCGTGCCGTACGCTGGCTTGGGACAGGGGAAGTAGTCCTTCAGCTTCAGGTGCGCGGCGTCCTCGTCGAGGATCTCGTCGACGGCTTCAGCGACCCACACCACGCGCTTCGCGCCCTTGTCCCAGATCTCCCAGAACTTGGCGCGTTCGCGATTGTCAGCGCCGCCGACGTTCTTGGCCTCCTTGTCGACCCTGTACTCGGCCTGCTGATAGGCGTCGCCGCTCGTTGCCTTGAACCGCTTGCGCGCCTCGCCACGCGTCAGGTAGCTGGCACCGGCGACCCACGTCACCTCACGCCAGTTGCGGCTGATGCTGTGCAGGAAGTCACGACGATCCTTGAAGTCGATACAGACGCGCTCGGTGTCGTAGTCGCCGCCCTCGGCGCTCTCGTAGCGCACCCACGCCACGCCGCGACTGTTCATGCTGAGGTCGTCGCGCACCAGCAGCATCAGGTCATTGATGCGGGTCAGGTCGAACGACACGACGCAGCAGCGCTCCATCATCTCGGCAGCTGCCTGATAGACCGGCCTCCTGTCCTTGAACTTGGTGGCGACGACGGGGATCGGCGGGCGCGCATAGATGCTCGGCTTGAGAACCTCGCAGTTGGCCCAGAACATCTGGAACTCCTTGTCGCGGCCGTAGCGCGCGAGCCGCTCAAGGTTGGCGAACTGCTTGTCGATGTGGTCGCAGTGATCATTCCAGCTCTCGAACGCGTCCTCGCTCTCCCTGATCAGGTTGAGCCACGCCTTGCTGCTCTTCGGCTCCAGCGCCGGGTTGAACTCAAGGTCGTCGTGCTTGACGTCATCGCCGACCGGCTTGTCGTTGTCAGGCTTACGCGCCATTGCTTCTCTCCGCCTTGCGCCGCCGGTAGGCCGCGATGATGTCGTCTGCGGTCGGATCGAGGTGGACCATCGAGTTGGCGACGGCCGCCAGCAGGTAGCCGTCGAAGTCCTTCTCGTCGCGCAGCACCGCAGTGACCTCGCCCGCGAGGTCGAGGATACGCTGCCACGCCAAGACCTCTGGCGTCGGTATCGGCAGCACCAGCTGCACCGGCAGCGCGTCAGGCTCGATCGGCCGCACCGTCATCTCCGCGCCGTCGTACCAGACCGGCGCGAACATCGGGTCACGATCGGCCGCGCCTCTACTGACGCGAAATGTGCGGGGAGCAGTGGGACTTGAACCCACCGGCTCCCCTGACGAGGGCGACGCACCGTTAGAGCATGTCATACGGTCAGATGCGTCGCAGGCACCGGAGCCATGCTCGGCGGAAGGTGCCACTGCGGCCTGTAAGTGTCGGCCTACCTCGCGTCTCAATCTCATAATTGGATGCCTCCGCGTCGCGGTGCCGAGGGCGGCGGGATCACCCAGCCGCGCCTGATGGGTTCGACCACGCGCCTGACCGGCGCTGGCCTGTAGCCGAGCGCGAGGTAGCGGAACGCGTCGGCGATGTCGCTCGTCCAGTCGTGCAGCGGGTTGGCCTTGAACGCCTTCTTCTCGTCGTCCCACTCGCGCCGGTGCATCTCCAGCGCGGCGAAGCCGACCTCCTCGGTGCGCTCGTGGAAGACGCACAGTGGCAGCGCGCGTCGCGCGGCGTTGACGCCGTCGAGCACGCTCGCCATCGGCACCAGCAGCGGCTTGAGACCAAGCATGCTCATGGTCTCGACGCGCGTCCTGCCGCTGCCCCACTCCTTCACCTTGGCGTCGTGCGGCACGTAGTCGGTGCCGTGCTTCCAGCCGTGCTTGCCCTCGCGATCGAACAGCTCGTCGCGGATGTGCTCAACGCCGACACCGTTCATCTTGATGATGTCGTGTATCAGCACCTGCGCACCGACTACTTGGAAGGCCCACGCGACCGTGTCATCGGACACGCCGATATCCCAAGCCCAGTTCATCGGCAGGTCAGGCTCGGCGTCGAACGCCATGATGCGGCCCTCGTCGCGCACCTGCGCGCACTCCAGCGCATAGAAGCTGCCGAGCGTGCTCGCCGTGAAATCGCAGAGCAGCTCCTGCCGGTACATCGCGGTGCCGTGATCGAGGCCGTACAGCGCGACGTATTCTCGCAGCGCCTCGTCGAGCTGCGTCTGCGTCAGCACGCCGGTGTCCTCCGCCGTCAGCTTCTCGGCGAACCAGTCCGCTGTCGAGCGCGCGTGGTTCAGCATCGTGAAGGCGTGGTTGCGGCCGCGCGGCGTAGTGATGAACATCGCCCAGCCGTTGTTCTCGTTGAGCATCGGCTGGTAGTAGCCCCACGCGGCCGGGTTGCTAAGAGCGAACTCCGACATGGTGACGCCGACGCAGCTAGAGCCGATCGTCCTGTTGTACTGGTCGCTGCCGACGCACTGCCACGTCGAGCCGGTGCCCTTGAAGCGGATGAACATCTCGTGGTCGTTGGTGCTCTCGCGCATATCGTGCGGGAACGCCTCGTCGATGCGGCGGATGCCGGTGTGCGGATTGACGGCCGTCCAGATCGCGCGCCGCGCCATCGCGAACTCGGGGAGGGAATGCCAGTAATTGCCCGGCCTTCGGATTGACGAGACCGCAGCCCAGTGCAGCGCCACCTCGTCCTTACCGGCGCGGCGGTGCCAGACCGCCATCGCGCGCTTGCCGCCGTCTTGTAGGTACTTCCACAGCGCCAGCTGGTGAGGTCTAGGCTCCCAGTCGTTGTACGGCACTGTGATCTTCATGGCTTCTTCATTGCTTCTACAATGGTTCGGATGGTGAACTCGATCGGGCCGCCGTCCTCGCCGGTCAGCGGTTGCGCGGCCTTGCCCCAGCCGCGATCGAGCAGCTCGCGCGCAGCACTGACGCGTGCGCTGTCGGTGTCGCCGTTCTGCACAATGCCGCCGAGCGATTGAATGGACAGCTGGGTGTACGCGCGGGCCAGCGATTTGAGGTCCATCGTCAGCTTCTTTTTTGGTTTAACCTTCGACACTTGGCTGGAACCCCTCCCCAACGCAAAAAGGGCGCATAAGCCCCCGATTTGGGGAACTTACGCGCCCTTCAGGCGGCCGTCCAGACTGGAACTAGTTGTCGCCCCGCTTCCAAGCCGGGACGATCGGACCGTCGCCATGGTGCACCATCGACCGCAGCAGCAGCACGGTGGCTACCGGGATCGACGCATCGCCGTCGAAATAGCGGTGGCTGGTGCGGGTCGAGACCCCCAGAAACCGCCCCGCCTGCGCCTTGTTGAGGCCGAGGCGGGCGATCGCCCGCCCGTACTCCACCGGCGACATGCGCCGGACCTGCCAGCTGGCGCTCATGCCGCCACCTCCTTTCCGAACTTCTTGATGTCGCGCTTGCGGGCCTGCTCGACGCGCTTGACGGCGTGGCGGCGGGCATCCTCCAGAGAGGCGAACTCGACGTCGTTGAAGGCGGGGCCATACCGCCTGCCGTCGCGGGTCGGCGAGCCGTTCATCTTGAACACCAGCATAGGCTGGTCGTCCCGGCGCAAGCGATAGCTGTAGGCACCACCAGCTTCTTCGGTCAGTTCGGTGTAGGTCACCTGCCGGATCGTCCACTGGTAGCCGACGCTGCGATCCGCCTTGTCGTTGAAGCCGTGTTCGACAGATCCGCCGTCGAGGATGGGGCCGAGGGTGGTGCTGCACTTCTTGGTCATGGGTAGCTCCTGTTGTGTGAACACCGCCGACTATAGACTGTCAGTCAGCCCTGTCAACTGGTCTTATACAACATTGACCGCTTGACAGGGTTGTCACTTAGACGATACAAGAGGTCATCGCAACAGGAGCCATCAACCATGACCTTCCACACCCACCAGTTCGCCTCCGCCGCCGACGCCCGCGCCTTCATGATCGGCGGCAATGCCACCATCACGATGGTCTCGCTCAAGACCGGCACCCGCTTCACCTACAAGATCCGCGCCAGCGAGGATGGCGAGGTGTTCTTCGTCTCGCTGCTACGCGGTGCCGACAACACCGCCGACTACAGCTACCTCGGCCGCATCGCCCGCTCGGTGTTCTGGGCCGGTCGCAAGACCCCCAAGCCGGGCGACACCGGGCCGGATGCGCCATCCTCCAAGGCCTTCGCATGGGCGTGGCAGGCCCTGATGCAGGACAGGCTCCCCGACGTGCTGGAGATCTGGCACGAGGGCCGCTGCGGCCGCTGCAATCGCAAGCTGACCGTGCCGTCCTCGATCGCCTCCGGGTTCGGACCGGAGTGCGCCGGGAAGATCTAACCTAGCCTGCCTCAGCGCCGCCGACCTGCTCCAGCTGGTCGGCGGCGTCTGCTATTTGGGCCGCCTCCTCGGTCAGGGCGCGGATGCCCCGGATCTGCCGCGCCAGCGAGAACGCCTGCTTGGCGTAGGTGAGCCGGTCGCGATCGAGCGCCTCGACCCGCTTGTCGAGGAAGGCGACCATCGCCTCCAGCTCCCCGATGCGCTGCTTCTGGGCGTCCACCACGCCCTTCAGTCCAGCCGTCTGCTCATCCATGTCCCTGATCTCAGCCAGCGCACGGGTAAGCCTCTCGCGCCGGTCTGCGGTACGCTCCTGCAGGCTTGGCAGGGTCGCCACGACCGGCGGCTGGCTCAGGTCACCCTCGATCGCGTGCAGCAGGTTGTTATGTTGGTTCGTCATGTCGTCTCCTATGGTTTGCCGGGTCGTATTGCGCACAGCGCCAAGTACGCCGCAGTGGCGGAAACACCCGTCAACCGCACGTACTCCTGCACTGTCGTGCTCGGTGAAATCGAGGCCCCGGAGGGGGTTTCAGGCTTACACGTCCTTACACGTACCTGTAAGCTAATTTCCTTAGTCATTTCAGTCTCCTTACACCACTTACATGACTTACATGTGTTTCCTAGACTAGTAGATATATGACGTAGACACGTAGACTATATTGACTATAGCGACATACATTTAGAGGCTTCCTAGAAAACGATAACTTACATGTAAGTTCATGTAAGAACGGTACGTACATACCCTCTAGTGGTCTTTCCGTCGATTTCGAACACCCCGCTGCGCCATCCGAGCAGGTGCATGATCTCCGCCAGCACCTTGGCATGCCCGTTGTGCAGTTGTCCGTTCGGCACCCGGAGAACATGCTCAAATATGACCGCCGACGTCACCCGCTCCTCCTCTCCAACCAGATGCACGATGCCGTTCCCGACCTCGCCCACGCCCGGCACGGCCGATCGCGTCGACCGCAGCTCCGCCAGCTTGTCCTCCCACGGGTGCCGCAGGCGGCGCGCCTCCTGCTCGACACCCGCGCTCGCCCACATCTCCGGGTCCAGCGTCAGGCTCTCGCCGTCGGCTTCCAGCTTCGCCGCCTCGCCCCAGAGCTGGAGACGGGCCGCGCGCAGCTTGCCTATGTCGATCGAGCGCTCGACCCGGATCGGCCAGAACCGCCGGTTGCCGGTCGGCGACGACAGGTACTTCTCGCTGTTGGTCGTCGCCACCTCGATCGAGTGCCTCGGCTGCGACACCAGCAGGCGGCCGTAGGCTGGCCGCGCGCGATCGATTTGTCGCGAGGCGTAGGCCTTGACCGCCTCCACCTCCCGCTTGCCGAGGCCCGCCAGATCCGCACTCTCGTGGATCCAGATGTCGGACAGCTGCTCCTGCACCTCCTTGCCGTGCTTACCGATGATCGGCTCGTCGCTGAAGTTGCCCTCTCCTGCCAGCACCAGCCACGCCGAGGACTTGTTGAGACCCTCCGGTGCCTCCATCGTCAGGATGGTGTCGAACTTGCAGCCGGGCTGCCTGACACGCCGCACCGCCGCGATCATGGTCTTGCGAACGACTGCCCGGTTCAGGGGCGTGTCGGCGCAATTGAAGAAGTCCACCGCCATGCGATCGAGCCGCTGCACGCCGTCCCAGCTGGCCTGCGCCTCCGCCAGCATGTCCGACACCGGGTTGAACTGGTTCTCTCGCGCCAGCTCCATGGCGGCGTCCAGCACATGCTTCTCGCCGAGGTCGAAGCCGTAGCGATCGCCGAGCCAGAACCGCAGGGCGCGCAGCGCCTTGTCGGTCATCTCCCCGAGGAAGGAAGGCTTCGGCTCGCCCGGCGCGGCCGCGTCGGACCTGCCGAGCCACAGCCTGCCGTGGAACGTATCCTCCGAGCACTCCACGCCACTGTGCTCGATCGCGAGGCGAGCATTGTACGCCGACGCCCTAGGCTTGCCCGTGACGTAGCGCTCGCGCCAGTCCGGCTCGTCGCCGAATAGCGGCTTCGCCGCCGCCTCGGCGTCGGCCTTCGCCGCCCCGATCGCGGGGCCGATCGTCTCCGACAGGTCCGGCTGCTGGTCAGGGTCCGGCGCGCGCCACTTGCTCCGCGCACCCGCGATCAGCTTCTCCAGATCGCCGTCACCCCAGCCTGCATCGCAGTACGGTGCCGTCAGGTCGTAGATCGCCTTGTCGGTCCAGCCCTTCGACACCAGCGACGCCGTCACCGCCAGCATGATGTTGTGCCACTGACCTGAGCCGTCCGGCAGGCTCTTCCTGCACTGCTCCAGCATGCTGCGGATGTCGGCCTCGTCGTAGCCGGGCGCTTCCCCCGGCTTGTGGGGTGCGGAGTTAGCGGCCTTTGCACCCCCCTCCTTCGGCTGCTTGTAGATGCGCTTGCCCCAGAGGTCGCCACACTCGTCGATATGACGACCGCCGAGCACCTCGACGCGGTGGTGCTGACCCTCGCCGACATAGCCGTAGTAGTACGCCGTCGACAGCACGAAGCTCTCGGGCGCGATCGCGCCGCCGAGCACGCCATTGAGCACCGCCACCAGATCCGCCCGCAGCTTCGGGATCGTCCCCCTCGCTGTCGGTGCCAGCACGCGCCAGCGCGGGCTCGAAGGCGTGTGGCTGGCGCTGGTGTAGATGATGCACTTGATGCCAGCCACGAGCAGCAGGCTGACCGCGACGTCGAACGATATTGTGCCGCCGTCGTAGTCGATCTCGACGCCGTGGATCTCGATCAGGTTCTTGTCGGTGCGGAGGCAGTTGTTCTTGCTGCGCTGATCGCCGAACCGCGCCAGCTTCAGCCACGGCAGCTTCTTCTTGCTGGTGTCGCGCATGTTGCGGATCTCGTCGGCGAGATCCTCCAGCGTCAGCGTGTCTTCGTATTTCACGCTCGCGAACTTGTCGTCGAAGAACGTGACGAGGTGCTCGGGTTGCGCGGTGTCGGTCTTCTTGCTATTTGTCATGGGTCGGTCCTTTTTGGACGAGGGGTCGATGTCAGTATTGCTTGCTTGTCGGTTGGCACTACAGGGAAAGGGGTCGCTCACGCGGCCCCTTTTTCGTTGAGGAGGGCGTCAATATCTGCCGATGTCCTGACGATGGCAACCACTGCACCTAGTGCGCTGTAGATGCGATGCCGCTGCATCTGGTGGATGCTGACGCGGCCGCCTGACGGCCGCTTCAATTCGCAGAAGATCACGCGGCCTCCCGGCAGCACGATCACCCGATCGAAGAACCCGCGCCTGCCGATCACCGTCGTCTTCTCCGCAATTCCGCCGGCTGCGCGGACGCGCATCACCAGCTCGGTCTCGATCGCGCTCTCCAGTGGCTTGACCATCTAATGGCTCCCGTGCAATAGATGCCAGACCATAACCGATATTCGCAGAAGGTAACCATGTCCCAGCACTCGCCCCTCGTCGGCGGCTCGATCGCCGCTATGCGCCTCGCCTGCCCCGGCAGCTATCAGGCCACGCTCGCCCTTCCCGCCACCGCCGAGATCTCATCTGTCTATGCCGAGGAGGGCACGTTCGCCCACGCCTGCATGGACATCGTGATGAAGCACCGCATGCAGCACTGCGTGGCGTGGGCCGATGCCTACGACTACATGATGGCCGACGCCGTCAACCTCGTCGGCATGCACGTCCACGATCGCGAGGTGACGCTGTCGCACATCGAGGACATGATCGGCCCCGCGATCGATGCGCTGTGGGAGCTGGAGCAGACCTACGGCGGCGGCTTCAAGGTGCTCGCGATCGAGCTGCGCGTGCGCTTCCCCGCCGTCCCCGGCGCGTTCGGCACCATGGATCTCGTGCTCGGCAATTCCGACACCGTCCTGCACATCGACTGGAAGTTCGGCTCCGGCGTCCCGGTCAAGGCCGCCTACGTCCACGGCGACACCGAGACCGTCAACGCGCAGCTGCTGTTCTACGCGACGGCCGCCAAGCACAGCGCGCGGCACCTGTACCGGGGCCGCCCCAAGATGGCCGTCGCCATCATCCAGCCGCGCACCGCGACGCCGCTGACGCACACCACGATCGGCCCGAAGGACATCAAGTATTTCCGCGCCGACATCGAGAAGGCGATCGTCACCGCGACGTCGCCGAACCCGCCGCGCGCCCGGGGCGATCACTGCCGCTTCGCGCCGTGCAAGGTGTCGTGCCCGCTCTGGACCGGGCCGATGCTGGAGTTCATGGGCGTCACCGACATCACCGCGCCGGAGATCACGCCGACCGTGTTCGGCGAATACCTCGCCAAGGCCAAGGCGCTGTCCGACATCGCGGAGGGCTACATCAAGGAGGTCAACGAGCAGCTGCACGCCTTTCTGGAGGCTGGCGAGCAGGTGCCGGGCTGGCGTCTGAAGGCCAAGGCCAAGCAGCGCCAGTGGGTCGACGAGGAGATTGTCGAGCACGCTCTGGAGGACGTCGGCTTCGACACCAAGGACATCTACACCCGCAAGCTGGTGACGTTTGCTGCGGCCGAGAAGACCGCCAAGCGCCTCGGCGTCAAGATCCCCGAGGAGCTGCGCGTCGCGCCGCCCTCCACCGAGACCACGGTCTGCCGCACCGACGACCCTGCGCCTGTCGTCACCAAGGCAGTCGCATCCGACCAGTTCCGCGCCGCGCTGGCGCAGATTACGGCGACGACCACCAGCCGCTAATGCGTGGTCAATCTACCGGAGAACATAACCATGACTGACATTGTGAAAACCAACGCCAACCTGCCCGCCGACTTCGGCGCAAACCTGATGCGCGGCCTCGCCGACACCCGCGCCGCGATCGTCGTCGCCGACGGCAAGCCGTTCTTCCGCCTGCTGCGGGACGGAACCTACGTCTTCGGTGCTGGCAACGAGGAGGTGCAGGACGGCTCGCGCTGGGCCGTCAACCTCGCCTCGATGTGCCGTGGCTGGGTCTGCTGGATCGACGGCGAGCTGCAGGGGCAGGTGATGGCGAGCGTGCAGGCACCCCGCCTGCCGCAGCCCGCGCCGGTCAACGGCACGGCGTACGCCGAGCAGTTCGGCTTCGACATTGTCTGCCTGACCGGCACCGACAAGGGCGTCAACGCGCAGTACAAGAACAACAGCTACGGCTTCAAGAAGGCGTTCGACCAGCTCTGCTCCGACATCGCTAGCCGCTACGTCACCGACCAGCGCTACTACTGGCCGATCCTGACGTTCACGGCGGAGAGCTACGACCACAAGCGCTACGGCGAGATATGGAACCCGATCTTCAACGTGGTGGCGTGGGCCGACGCCGAGGGCAACATCGCCGGTCAGGCCAAGACCGCGATCGACGACGCCCCGGCGGCCGACGCCGCCCCCGCCAAGCCGGTCGCCAAGCGCTCCCGCAAGCCCACGCTGGCGGAGGAAGTGGCTGCTGATCCGGCCGTGCTGGAGGCGCAGACCGCCCGCGCGGCGGAGGCTCAGAAGCAGGTGCAGGGCCAGCGCCGCCGCCCGGTGGCCCGCTAAATCCGCGAATTACCGGGCCGGACCCCTATCGCACTGCAATTAGGGGTCCGGCTCGGACTTGCCGTTCAAATCGTTCAAACCGTTCAAAAGGCCAACCATGTCCTACAGTCCAGCCTTCGACATATCAGACATCGGGTTCATCGACTTCGAGACCCGGTCCAAGGCCGACCTGAAGGAGCTGGGTGCCTACGCCTACGCACTGGAGGCCGACGCGATCGTGCTGGCGTACGCCATAGGCCATTCCCCGGCCTCTGCGGTGGCCGTGGGTGAGTTCGGCCGCGCCCTGCACTGGGATGAGCTACCGCGTGAAATACACGCCCACCACGCCCGCGTGGTGGCCGGGGAGGCCGTATGGTGCGCGTGGAACGCAGGCTTCGACAAGGCGGTCTGGAACTTCGCCACCGTCGACGGCTTCCCGCTCCTCGAACCGCGCCACATCATCGACGCCATGGCGCAGGCCACCAGCAACGGCCTAGCCGCCAACCTCGCCATGGCCGCCAAGCAGGCCAAGGCCGTCCTCAAGCTGGAGGAGGGCAAGGAGCTGATCAAGCTGTTCTGCGCCGGCGGTGACGCCACGCCGCAGAGCCACCCGGAGGCGTGGGGCACGTTCATCCGCTACGCCGTCGCCGACGTCGAGGCGATGCGCTCGGTGTTCTCCCGTACGCTGCAGCTGACCCGGCGCGAGTGGGAGGAGTATTGGGCGATGGAAGCCGTCAACGAGCGCGGCGTCTTCATCGACACCAAGATGGTCAGGAGCGCCGCCCGGCTCGCCGCCGAGGACAAGGTGCTGTCGGCGCAGGAGCTGCGCCGCCTGACCGGCGGCGAGGTGACCAGCGTCGACCAGATCCAGCGCATGATCCTCTGGCTGCTGCCGCGCCTGTCGCACGAATGCGCCAAGGTTCTGGTCAAGCGCGAGGAGGAGATCAGCGAGGAGGGCGAGCTGGTTCGGCCGGCGAAGCTCGATTTGACCCGGCGCAAGGTCGAGCGCCTGCTGGCCATGGCGGAGGACGAGGGCATGCCGCCCGAGATCGTGCGCGTGCTGCAGATCCGCCTCTACGGCGGCAGCAAGACCCCGTCCAAGTTCAGGAAGATGGACCTGCAGGCCGTCGACGACGTGCTCTACGGGCAATACGTCTTCAACGGCGCGCCACAAACAGGTCGCGCGTCCTCGCGCGGCGTCCAGATCCACAATCTGGCGCGCGACGTGCTGCCGTACGAGCACGACGCCATCGAGGCGCTATTAAATACGATTAAATACACCGAATTAAACGTCCTCGGCGACGACACGCCGGTGTCCCGCAAGTTGTCGTTGCTGATCCGTCCCGCGTTCGTTCCCGGAGGGGACAGGGTGTTCGTCTGGTCCGACTGGTCACAGATCGAGGCCCGCGTGCTGCCGTGGCTGTGCGGGCCGGGCAGCTGGGGTGCCGTCCGGCGGCTCGACATCTTCCGCGCCGTCGACGCCGACCCGCGCGTGCCCGACATCTACACTCGCACTGCGGCCGTCCTGTCGGGCCTGCCGGTAGAGCAGGTGACGAAACCGATCAGGCAGCGCGGCAAGGTGGCGGAGCTGGCGCTGGGGTTCATGGGCGGCGTCGGCGCGCTGCAGAGCATGGCCGCCAACTACGGCATGAACATCCCCGACAGCGAGGCCAAGGTCATCGTCGACCGCTGGCGCAAGGCCAATGCGTGGGCGGTCGACTTCAGCCGGGATCTCTGGGACGGCGCGATGCTGGCGATGAAGCAGCCGGAAAAGAGCGACCCGATCATGATCGGCCGCGTCGCCTTCAAGTACCTGCCGCATCTGCTTGGCGGCACGCTGCTGATGATCCTGCCCTCCGGTCGCTTCATCTTCTACCGCAACATCCGGCAGGAGGAGGTGCCCGTGCTCGACGACGACGACAAGCCGACCGGCCGCTTCACCGTCGAGATGATGTTCTCGCGCAGCTACGGCCGCATGAAGCTCTGG